GCGACCGGGTGGCGGATGCCGCGGGCTCCGGGTGGCGGTTCTCTGTCGACGTCCGACGCTACGCGCGCGGCGGGAGTCCGTCTAGGTAGGCGCGGAGCGCGTCGAGCCGCGGAGTCTCCGACGGCGCGATGATCAACTCATGTTCCCGGGCCAGGACGACCCCGGCTCCGGCGTACTGCGGACGCGGCGTCGCGGCGACGTGGGAGAGTCCCGCAATCTCCCGGTAGACGACCCGGCGTCCGTCGGCGCGCATGACGGACCGGGACCGGTAGACCCGCGCCGACACGCTCCATCCGGTCAACTCTCCCGACCTCGCCGCTTCGGCTTGCGGGTGGGACCGGTCGAGCCGGAACGATGCCCGGAGTCCGGCGCGCTCCTCCGCCAGTTCGATGCATCGACCTAGGTACCGGTCGCCGTCGTCGCCCGCGTGCCCGATCATCAGGTTTACCCAGCGTCCACCCTTCGTGACGTCCCGGGCGAACGCGCCCAGGGTCCACGATTCGACGTACGTGGTCGCGCCGCCGTCGTCGGAGACTTCGGCTTCCCGGTCGTAGGGGACCGCGATCCCGTCGACGGTCCACCCGTCGCCGACCGGCTCCAGTGGCGCGGAGGCGCGTTCTATGATGAGTTCGCTCATTGTGGGACCTCCGACGGAGTGAGTTCGGGAACGTTCGCCGGGGTCTGTCCGGCGTCGAGACTTTGGCCCATCGGGGGACGACCGATCACGGTCCGCGCCTCGTCGACCGTGATCACCTGCGCCGCGAGGAGCGTCGAGAGGACGTCCGCGGTCGTGGACGCGTCCGCGCGCATCCGTCCGGCGTAGTCCCATGCGACGTCCGTCCCGCGCGGCATGAGCCACTTCGAGAGCGACGCGATGAGCGGACCGGCGTACCGGTCGACGGAGTCGCGCACGAACTCGATGTCCGCGGACTCGATGTTCTGATACGTCATCGAGGTACCGGGTAGTCCGAGTTTGTACGACGGGATGCCAAGCATCATCGCGACCGCTTCGGCGTTCCACTGTCGCGACTGGACGAGTTGCGCGTCTTCGGCGTTCGAGACGATCGGAGTCAGGACGTAGCCGTTCGGGAGGACCACCGGCTCCCGCGTGTTCGTCATGACCCGCCAGGAGTCTTTCAGGTCCTGCGCCTGCGTCGGCGTGAGGACCGTCGGGGACTGCAGGACCGCGGGCGGGAGCGCGCCTCCGGCGAAGTAGGACCCGGCGTGCCGCTCCGCGGCGACCGACCCGCCCAGCCATTCGCCGTACTGATTCAGGACCCCGCGTCCCAGCGGCTCCCCGGACCGGTTGCCCGCGGAGACGTGCAGGAAGTCGGCTCCCGGCTGCCACGGCGTTCCGTCATCGCGGGTCAGCATCCGCCCGTTGACGACGTAGACGTAGGCGTAGGTCTCCGGGTCGACCATGAGCGCGACGTCCGCGACGGAGACGGGCCACAGGGAGCCGGGACGCAACGTCCGATAGTCGAGGTCGCCATAGAACGCGACGTGATTCCCGTAGAGGATCAGGTCCTCCGTCGCGGCCCATCGGTACTGCCACGGGTCCGACGACGGGTCCGGGTCGGTCAGCACGGACGGTTGGTCGGCGAGCCGGATCGAGACACCCTTGTCCGGGTCCCAGCGCTTCGCGTACCAGTTCGTTCCGGCGATCGCGTTCGCCAGGAGCGCCACGCCGCGACCGAACGGAGGCAGTCCCAGCGCTTCGGCTTCGGTCGCCGGGTAGACGTCGGTCGGATACGCCGCGCCGGTCAGGAACGCATAGTCCCGCGACGAGGCGAGCCGGACGGACCGCGAGCCCGTCGAGAGTCCCGCGACCTTCGGGCGACGCTTCGTGGTTGGCATGACCGGCTCCTAGTAGACGTAGAACGCGAGAGGTTCGTCCGCGGGTTGCGCGACCGCGGCCACGCTCCACGCGACCGCGTGCAGGAGGTCGGCGCGGACGCCGCGATGTGCCTGCGTCAGACCTCCGCCAATCGTCGGCGAGAGCCCGACGGTCGCGACCTGATCCTCTAGGGACTTGTCGCCGGAGTGCGCAATCTTCCCGGCGCGGATCAGAGAGCGGAGGAGTGGCAAACCAGTCCCGGTAGCGCCGGACGCGGCACGTTCGACCGTCGCCTCCGGTAGCCACTCCTCCGCGTCGGAGACGAGGAGCGATCGCCCCACCACGACCCTGCATGCATCCCGTCTCCCGACCGTGAACGCGCTCCACGCGTAGGCGTCCTGCGCGCTATCGAACTCGCCTCCCCAGACGAGGAACCGCCCGTCAGCCAACTGCGCGCACGCCGCCGCGGCTGCCCGAAGTCCCAGGTAGTCATCGATCGCGACCACGACCGGACCGTCCGGAGGCGCGGCGTGGATATCGGTCAGGTGTCGCCACGAGTCGCGGTCGCACAGTGGCTCCGTGTCGGAGCGGGCGACCCATTGACGGCGCGGCCACACGTTGAGGTACTGCGCGCGGAACGACTCGATCGGGTCGTCCTCGTCGGGGTCCGCGGACGTCCCGGAGAGCGCGCGCCGCAACTTCGCGGCGAGCATCCGTTCCCGGCGCGGCGTCCAGTGCGGCGACGCGGCGCGCCACGCGTCCCGGTCCTCTAGGTCGGCATCGCGCGGCGCGGACCATTCGAGGATGAGCGACGTCGGCTCCTCGTCGCCGAAGTTCGCCAGGAGTCCGCCGCGCCGGAGCGGCACGAGCGACGTGCAACGTCGGTGCGCCGTGGAGAACATGACCAGTTGCGAGTTCTCGACCTCGGTCAGCGTCGGCTCTAGCCCGTCCTCCACGACCGGCGCGTCCACTCCCCATGCCTCGTCCACGACCGCGAGCGCGATCGTGTAGGAGTAGACCGAATGCCGTCCGCGGATCATCCATCGCGACCCGTTCGGCGCGGATATCTGCGGGTCCGTGTTCCCGTCCCGGGTGGTCCACCCGTCCCCGGCGCGGTCGTGCGCCCAGACCCGCGCCGGACGTTGGACCTCGCGACACGACGGGAGGTCCTTCCCGGTATGCATCATGGTCTGTTCGGCTCCGAACAGGAGCGGCGCGGCGTCGATCCTCCACAGACCCAACTCCCGGAGCAGGACCGACTTCCCGACCTGCCGCGCCGTCGAGACGAACGCGTCAAACCAGACGAGCCGACCGTCCGCGTCGTGTTCGAGGAGCCGCGCGAGCGCGAGACGTTGCCAGTAGCGCAGTTCGACCCCGCGTCCCGCGGAGTGGACGACGACCTGCGCGCCGTAGGACCCGACGGCGGACGGATGCGGCGGCGACATGAGGCGCGGCCACGTCGCGTTTTCCGGAACGTCCCGGAACTGTCGGAGCCATTCGCACGAATCCCAAACGGCGTCACCGGGTCCCGGCGTCGTCGGGTCGGCGTCGTCAAAGTCGACCTCTCTGGGGGGTATTCCGGGCCGGGCAGATGCCCAGTTTGAAATCCTCGTTGGCAGAAAAACCGCGTCGCCGTTGACGTGCGGACCTCGCATCGCGGCGCGTCCGGCTTCGTTGATCGCGGTCGCGAGTTCGCCGCCCGCGCGCCGGTTGCATGTGGTGTGTGCCGGGTGGACCCGGTCGTCGTCGCCGGTCGCGAGCGCGTGCGGTATGCCGACGTGGTCGAGGTCCCAGGAGTCGTACGGGTTGATCGGCTTCCCGCATCGAGGACACGGGACGGGTAGCCGGGCTGCCCATCGTTGTCGGAGTGCGCGCCACTGTTGCGCGGAGAGTCGTCGCCCGTCGACGTGGGTCCGGTCCCCGGTCCGTTGACGGGGTCGACGGCTCACGGTCCGCGGCGGTTCACCCGGCCAACAATCCTCCGACCCATCGTCCTCTGTCCACAGGTCGCGCGCGCGGGACGTAACGAGGAAGGGAGACGGAAGGGATTGGTAGTCGGGTAGTAGTCAATTGGTAGTCACTTGGAGGGTTCATCCCGTGAACCCTCCGAGGGTTCATCCCGTGAACCGTCGGAGGGTTCACGGCGTGAACCGTCGGACAGTGGATTCGCGTACCAGTAGTTCCACAGTTTCCACAGGGTGTGAGCGTTTTCGTTACCCGCTATCTGTGGATAGCGTGGGACCCCGTGACCGTCTTCGCCGTCGTCTGTTTCGTGGTCATGTGGTCCTCCGTCCTCGCCTCCGTCTACGCCGCGGAACACAACCGGCGAGCGCACGGAATCGAGTGGAGCGCGTGGGTCTATGGGTCCCTGTCTCTCGCGTTCTACATCTCCGGACTGGACGCGTGGGTATGGCTCTAGATCACCACAACCGGAGTTCGTACATCGCGTGACCGGTCCGGACCCCGTGTCTCCGACCGGCGACCGCGATCAGTCCGGCGTCCGTGAGTTCCGCGATCACACGGCGGACGGCTTGCTTCGCGGCGGCGTCGTACTCCGGTCGACCCAGCGCGGCTCCGGCCAGGAGCGGCCATCCTCCGAAGTAGGTCGCGGGTGGCGCGGCATCCGTGCCCGTGTCGTGCGCGGTCGCGGCCATGACGTAGAGGACGGTCCGTCCGTTCGCACTGATCTTCGCGAGCCGTCCGCCTAGTCCTAGCGCGATGACGTGCCGGACGAGTTGCGTCCCCATCTCATCGCCACGGGTCGAACTCGACCGGGACCGGGACGGTCGAGACGTACCAATGACGCGGGCGGACGCCGGGCGCGGCTTCGAGTTCGGCGACGAGGTCCGCGCGGATCGCGGACCGGGCGAACATCCAGCGCATAGCGTGCGTCCGGTCGGTCACCCGATACCGGTACGCGGTCCGGTCGCAATGCGTGAGAGCCATCGTCAGACCCAGTGCGTCCCGGTTCGGCGTCGGCATGTCGGTCAACCAGACGACGAGTCCTTGCCAGGGAACGTGGACTCCGGGACGGACGAGGTCCGCGGCGGGCACGAGGGACCCGGAGTCGCCGATCGCGTCGCGCCCGTGCTGACACGTGTAGTGCCACAGGACCCTCACGTCTTCCGCCTGTGCCGGGACACGCGTTCAATCTCTAGCCGTCGGAGGAGTTGGCACTTCGTGCACAGGGTCCCGGGCTCCTCGTGTTCCATGAGGACGGTCCCGCACCGCGGGCACCTTGCGCCGTGGTCGGTCCGCGCGCCGTGGACATCGGGGTACGGGTGCCCGGTCGCGGTCACGCAGTCCTCTCCCGGTTGCGCGCCGCAGTGCGGGCAGGGGTAGGCGAGGAACACGGTCCGCCAGGACGCTCTACGCGCGGTCACGCCGCCGCCGCCAGTAGGTCGAGGACCTGCGCGCCCAGGTACTCCGTGTACGCGGGCGGGATCGCGTCGGAGAGGTCTTGCGGGTCGCTCATCCAATCGATCCCCATCGCGGCGCGCCGCTCCTCCGGGTAGCCGTTATATCCGCCGCCGCGGTTCGGAGAGTGGATGCGTCCCCCGCCGCCGTGCCCGTAGACACCCAACTTTTCCCGCGCGCCGCATCCGCAACCGGAGGACATGAGGGGTTGATTCGTCTCGAACAGACGATGCCTCTGCAGGTACCGGGTCACTCCGTCGCGGCAGACCGTCCGGAGCCCGAGCGCGCCGCCGCACATGAGTACCGGCGCGATGAGCGGCGCGCCCGGGACGTTCTCGATCAGGTACGCGCCGCCCCAGGAGCGGAGCGCGGCGCGGGTCGGCGTGAGTAGGTCGGGATGGTCATCGTTGAGCCGGGTCAGGATCGAGAACCGCGGACACGGCGGCGACGCGTGGACGGCGGCGAACACATCGAGGAAATCACGGTCCGCCAGGATCGCGAGAGCGTCGTCCGTTATCTGCAGGAACGGGTAGTCCGGATGGAACTCGATGTCCACGCCGATAACGTCGAATCCGGCGCGCGCGTAGCCGACGGCGGACCCGCCCGCGCCACAGAACAGGTCGAGGAGCCGCGGTCGCCTAGTGGTCACGGCGGACCCGCGCCGGGATCGGTAGGGACGTGATCGGCTTCCGGGCGCGCCCGTCGAGCCGGATCATGTGCAGGTCGACGTACCCGCGCCGGGTCCGGCATGCCATGAGCGCCCGCGCGCCTCCACGTTCCGCGACGTCGATGATCGCGGACCGCTCGCCCGGGTCGATCCGCCCGGAGACCTTGCACGAGACGAGCAGGGTCGTGGACTGTTTGCGGATCGCGATCAGGTCGAACGGTCCCAGCGATCCCGCGGACCTCGTGACGACGTACCCGACCGCTTCGAGTGCGGCTTTCGCGGACCGTTCGAACCGGTCGCCCGCTTCACGGGGACGCGCCGCAGTCATCGGAGCGCCCGTCGACCGGCGAGGGTTATCTCCCGGACCAGTTGCTCCCGTCCCGTGGACGCGGTCCGGGTGGTCCCCGTGTCCGTGATCCATCCGCGGGAGGCGAGGTCACTGCACCGCTTCCACGCGCCGTCGTCGGGCTCATACCCTGCGGCGTCTGTGGCTTCCTCCGCGGTGAGTGGACCCAGGAGCAGGTAGACCCAGAGGAGTCGCCGCATCATGGTTCGTTTGGAGGAGAGCCGGACCGCGGCATCGTGGGAGGTCGACGGGTCCCAGGTGCGCGCGTGCGTCCGCGGGTCGAGTTCGTACCCGTTCCCGGTCATTGGTCGTCGCCACTCAGGTACGCGTCCCGACCGCGGCGATAGATGTCCTTCGCGCGCCGTCGAGCGGCGACGTTCGTCCCGTCGTACACATTCCGAAGATGGAGCGCGCAAACCGTGTAAGTACGGCTCTCGCCCCGCCAGTCGATCACGGTCACTCTCGCGACCGGAGGTCCGCACGGTGGACCGTGGACCCTTCGCCTACCTGCGAACGAGCACTTCGAGGGATCGCCTACGCGCCAGTACCGGACGCGATACCGGTCCCCGCTCATTGGTCCGCGGGACGTATCTCCGTGACCGTGATCGCGCCCGTGTCCGGGTCCATCGACCACGATGCGGAGCCGTCCTCGAATCGGGACATCGCGTCGAGGACGGTCATCCCTTCGGCGCGGGTCATCGTCTTCGAGGTTTCGACCTCGCGGCCCAGGACGGCGGCCAGGAGCGAGTGTCGTTCCTCCGGCGTGGCGACGGTCCCTAGTTGACGGGTGAGCGCGGCCTGTACGGCTTTCGCCATTCCTGCGCCCATCGTCTTACCCATGCCGGGGACGGGTGGCTCCACGGGCGCGGGCTCCGGCTCCTGTTCCACGGGGAGCGGCAGGTCGTCCTCCATCGCGTACCGGGGTCGGCGCGCCGGAGCCGACGGGACCGCTTCCCCTTCGGTCGCCGTCGACCCCGGGTCTGCTCCTGCGGCTGCCTCACGGGTACCGGGTCGCGCTCTCTCCGCCGTGGGTGGCGCGACGGGTGGCCGGTCCCCGGAATCGGCCCCAGGAGCGTCTAGGGGGACGTCCACGACGGGAGTGTCCACGTCGGGGACGCGCGCCCGCGTACGCCGCTGTATCGGCTTCCTGCGCGGCGTTCCCGGGGTCCCGTCGGACTCCGCGGGACCCCAGACCGTCTCATCGACCGCGGCGTCTTCGGCGACGTACCCGAGTCCCTTGATCACGTCGGGGAACAGGATGCGGGCGAGGTCGGACGCGGCGCGGGCGAGGAGCATCGCGCGCGGGTATCTCTGCCAGTTCTGCCGACCCAGGAGCCCAGCGGCGCGGGCCATGTCTTCGGTCCACTCGACCGGGACCCGCTCCGTCTCCGGTCGACCGCGACGGAGCCCGGAGATCCGGCATCGCTTCCCGGTCGACTCGTGGACCATGATCGTGTGACCGGCGCGGAAGATGAGCGCGCGCATGAGTTCCGACGACGGCGCGGGTCGACCCTCCACGATGTGAATCGACCGAAGCGCTTCCATCGCCGGGATGCCGACTTCCGCGCCGTAGAGGATAACGGCGGCGATCGCCTCCCGTCGTCCGCGGAGCGGCGTCGGAACGAACTCCGTGTCCGCGACGGCTTCGGCGACGCGCGTCGCGAAGACGAGGTAATTGGTCCAGTAGTCGACGTCGAGCCGCGGGGTCGAGTCGATGACGGCGAGGTCGCGGGTCGATGTGTTGCCTCCCGCCAGGACGTCGACGGTCATCGCGCACCCTCGTCCTGCAGGAGTGCGACCGCGTCCGCGGCGTGTTCGTACTCCTCGCGGAGTCCCGCTAACGCGTCGTCAGTTCCGCACTTGCGGATCGCGGACTCCAACTGATACGCGATCAGTTCGAGGTCCCGCCCGGTGAAGTAGTCGACCTCTCTCACCATGTCGGCTCCTCCCGCTCATCGAGCGCGGACCCGTAGACCATGAGGACGGCGCGGAGTTCGTTCCACTTCCGCGCCGCGGTCAGGGTCCGGATTCTGTTCTCGAACGCGGCGTCTTCGATCCGCTCCGCCGCGGTCCGTTCGTCCGTCGTGGACATCGCGTCTCCCTTCCCGGTGGTTATGCGACGGCGGGCACGGGGAGCGCCGCGCCGATGACGTCGTTACGACGTTGGTTGCTCCACCGGTAGGCGACGAGAGCGGCGCGGAACGCGGTCCACGTCGCGTCGTCGGACTTGACCGGGAGCAGTTCCCAGGTGTCCGGGCGCACCCAGAGCGCGCCGCATCGTTGCGTCGGTCGCATGAGCATGTCCCGCGCGTCGTCCTCGCCGACGTCGATCACGACGTGAGTCGCGCGTGAGTACGCCGTGAGTTGTAGCGACGCGTCGAGCCACACGCCGGACTGTCCCGTCTTGTAGTCGATCATCCACCGGTCGCCGCCGCGGAGGGTCGCCTGCAGGTCGAACGTC